TGCTGTACCTGCGCCGGCGCCGTCCGAGTCACTTAGGCCGTTAGCATACAGTTCAATAGAACCATCAACTAATGCTGCTGTTACACCTGCAATGCCTGCTGCATTGATAATTGTAACGTATTCTGCAATGGTTGTGCCTACTAGCGGAACATCTGTAGTGTTGATAGTAATTGAATCGCTATTAGTCAGCGGTAAAGTTGCAGTGCCACCGCGTACTGCTGCCCAGCTTGCTTTCCACTCGTCGCCACCTACCTCAACCCAAGTACCTACATTTGCTGTTCTTTGAGCAGTTGTACCGTACCCTGGTGTTTTGTAGTACAAGCGATTCATTGTATCGTTTGCATCAATTACGTAATCGCCAATTGCACCAATTGATGCTTTCGGAGCATTGCCTAGTGCATTGCCGATTAAATCAGTAACTACTGTTAGTACAGTTGGAGTTTTTGCTGTAAATGTTTGACCGTTTGCAACATCAATAGCAGAACCGTTCCATTGAAGAATTCCAAAGTTGCTGGTAGAAGTGTCTAACCAATATGCGCCGTCTGCTGGCTCGCCGCCCGGTGCTACTGCACTTGCTGTAAGTTCTGATAGATCTAAATCAGCACGAACAACATATGCACGATTCGAAACGCCTAGTGCGGAATAAGCAGTTTGTAGGCCGTATTCGTTAAGCTCGCCGCCGTGGATCATATTGCCGTTGTTATCACTATAAAATAGTGGGTCGCCAAATGTTTCGCCTAGCTCACGTTGGCTAGTGATTAAGTATGGTTTTCCTGCGTTTGCTTTTAGTGTACCGATTGCTGTCCCTGTGCCGCTGCTTTTAGTTTTATTACTAGCCGATGCTACAAAGATCATAGGTACCGTTCCAGCTGCGCCTGGAGTGTAGAATGATTCGTCAATTACTGTGACTTCTACGCCTGGTGATACTAATGCCATATTATTTCTCCTATTGGATGTTAGTGTTCTATACAGTATTTATTACATTCGAGATAAAACACCTGCAATATACCCTTGAAAAAGGCACCATAAAGGTGAGCTAAATACAATATGAGACCATTATGCGTCTGCGGACAACATCCGGCGGCTATAAATTATAAAAAAAACAACAAAACTTATTATCGTAAGTTGTGTGAGTCGTGTTTGCGCAACGGACAAGGGCATGGCACACCATTATGGAAGCAGCGCGGATATGAAAAGAAAAGCGTATGCGAAAAATGCGGATTTAAATCAAAGCATTTAGAACAGTTTAATGTGTTTCACGTAGACGGTGATTTAACTAACTGTCGTCCTAATAACTTAAAAACCATTTGTGCTAATTGTCAACGTATAACACAAAAGGAAGGAGTGCGCTGGAAGCAAGGCGACTTACGGCCTGACTTCTAAATAACGCATTAGCTCATTTAAATTAAATTTTAAGTCATCTAATGTGCCATTATTATCGATCGTAAAATTGGCCATCCATTGTTCTAAGCTCATACTATCTTTAGATTCGGGAGGTAGGTAGTCACTGCGGTCTACCCAAATAGCATAATCAAATACTTTAGTATTGCGCATTGCATGATATTCTTTTTTATTGCGTAGGCCACAATAGATATCATACGTATTAAACATTTCTCTGCCTAGAGTTGCCGGGTCAGGAACATTATAAGCGCAGATAGCATCATACCATTCTGCTCTGTGATTATGCCTGTCAGCATAACACTCTTCTTCGTTAGCATATCCATACTTGTCCTTTAAGTCGTTATAGATAAAAAGTTTTGAACAAAATCTACTACTGCTTTCAAATGTATATCCGTAATCGTCACGAAGCATTTCGCAGACAGTATCCTTGCCATGTCGTCCGTGGCCAATTACTAATAACTTGAGGTTGCTCACAATAAATTTCCTAACTAATATGTATATTATATATTAAAAGTTAAGAGTTGTCAAGTAGTTTTTAGCCTATTAAAAATCCGAATCCGGTGCCGCCGGATACTTGCATTGCTACTTCAATTTCAAGTTTATCCATCTCAATTTGTGCTTCTGCTTTTAAACTGTCGCCGTTAAGCGTTGAGCCACCTTGTGGTCCAGCAATAGTAGCAAACTTACTACGTGCCTCGCCCAGCATATATTTGCAACCAGCTAATGTATAGTCTTTAATCCACTGTTTGGCAAGGTAGTCGTTTAGTAGTTCACTGTCTGGTCGATAATTATAGCAATATAACAGCAGTCCTTCTTCGGCTCTAGGACGTTGGAGGAGTGTAAGTTTTTTGCTAGTGCTACTCCATTTAAACTCAATAAAACTACCAAACATACGTCCTACAAGTTCTTGATGTTGTGAGAACATGTCGTACGTTGCAAGGCCGCCCATTTTAGAACCTGATAGCAAATATGTATTTGTATATGCTAGGTTGAATGGCTCAAATAACGATCCGCCGTCTCCTCCGCCTGAGCGTGATCCAATGCTTCTACGAAATAATTTGCGAACTTCCATTACTTCATTTGGTAGCACATATTCGTTCTGATCTACTACCGTTGTTAAGAACATATAGCTTTCTTCAACTGCATTATCGCTACGCTGTCTAAAACGTGTTAATGCTTTATCTAATGCAGTTCTATAGTGTATAGGATCAAGTTCAACATCAACCATGCCTCCGCCGAGGAATGTGTTAACATAATCGTATACTTCTTGTTTTTGTGTTGCTAGTGTCATTATGAAGTTCTCCAATAGTATTTATCGTTATCGTTACGATAAATATGTATAACAAATAGGAGAATGGTTATCCCTCGCTTATCACTATATAAACCGGAACGCGGCAATGATTACTATTTCCTGGACAAACAAATCCAGGAAATGTTTACTATTGGCGGCACTGATATTAATATACACAAATATCTAGGGCCCGACAATCCTGCAGAGGGCGAAGGCACGGCTGTTCAGCCTACTTATAACGCTGTTAAAGAAACTAATATACAAGACTTATTATTTCTCGAAAATAGAGATAGAAAGTACGATGCTGATATTTACAGTATGCGTGGCATTTATAATGTCCAAGATATTGACTTTGATTTAAGTGCATTTGGATTATTTCTAAGTAATGACACACTAATGATGACTATTCATATTACCAGTAGTGTTAAAACACTTGGTCGAAAAATTATGTCAGGCGATGTAATTGAGATACCTCACTTAAAAGACGAGTATGCACTTAACGATTATAGCGCAGCACTTAAAAGATTTTATGTCGTAGAAGATGTTAATCGTGCTGCTGAAGGATTTAGTCAAACTTGGTATCCCCACTTATATCGCTTAAAACTAAAGCAAATATACGACGGTCAAGAATATGCAGAAATACTTGATTTACCTGCAGAAGAAGGTAGCGAAAATACGTTGCGTGATTTGCTTTCAACCTACGAAAAAGAAATGCAAATTTCTCGTGCAGTTGTTGCACAAGCAGAAGCAGATGCTCCTAGAAGCGGATACGACATTGATCATTACTATACAGTTTCTACAAATGATGACGGTAGTATTGTTCTAGAGACAGCAGACGATACTGACTTAGATGCATCAAATATCACATATAGTGCTGATGCAGTTGTTAGCAGACCAGAACGCGAAGGTTACACCGGATACTTAGTAGGCACAGGCGATGCTGCTCCTAATGGTGCACCGTTTGGTTTTGGTATTCAGTTTCCCAGAAATAACGAAGACGGCGATTACTTCTTGCGTACTGATTTCTTACCTAATAGAATGTTTCGATATGATGGCGCACGTTGGGTCAAATATAACGACGATATTAGAATGTCACTTAGCAATACACTTGAGCGTCAAACACAAAAGTCTAGCTTTATTAACAATACTAAAACTAGTGAAATTAGCGGCGAAACAGTTGAAGAAAGACAGAGTCTATCTAAAGCACTTAGACCACGGGCGGATAATACATAATGCACATATATAAATGGACACAAAAAGAAACTGGTAAGTGCTACATTGGACAATCTATTCAAGAGCCTAATCAACGTAGATTAGAACATCTTTGTAATGCTAGACATAGCCCTAGAACTTATCATTTCGCTAATGCTATTAAAAAGTATGGCGTTGATATGTTTGACTGGGAAGTGTTGGATTATGCAAATACCTTAGAACAGTTAAATGACTTAGAAGAAAAGTATATTGCAGAATACGATTCAATTAAAAGCGGATATAACATTAGAGAAGGCGGTAATAATAAACTACATTCTGAAGAAAGTAAACAGCGTATGAGCGAAGCCCAAAAAGAAGCTCATGCAAGACGTAGAGCCAACGGTAGTGATACATTTAAGAAAACACGTTTCACATCTGGTTGGGAGTGGAGTGAAGAACAAAAAGCAAAACTATCAAACCGTGCTACACAAAAAGGCAGAACTTGGAAACTTGTTGACGGTAAACGTACTTGGATGGAGACAGTATAGTGAACCATTTTTATGATGGACAAGTAAGAAGATATCTTACGCAGATGATGCGTATTTTAGCAAACTTTCCTGTACAAGACGGAAAAGGTGTGCAGAAAGAAGTGCCTGTTACTTATGGTGATTTAACTCGCCAAGTAGCAAACATTATTAGAGACAACTCAGAAAACAAGTTGCCTAGTGCGCCTCGTATTGCTGTTTACTTAACGGGATTAGAGTTAGACAAGGATCGACTAACTGATTCAACATACACACGTAAAACTAATATTAGAGAACGTGCATATGATACGGATGCAGGAGAGTATTTAAATTCACAAGGCAAGAACTATACAGTTGAACGGTTAATTCCTACTCCGTATATGATGCGATTAAATGCAGACATATGGACATCAAACACTGATCAGAAATTACAGTTGTTAGAGCAAATACTTGTATTGTTTAATCCAAGTTTGGAAATGCAAACTACTGATAACTTTATTGATTGGACTAGTATTAGTGTTGTTAATTTAGAAAACGTAACATGGTCTAGCAGAAGTGTTCCAGTAGGAATTGATAGTGAAATAGATATTTGTACAATTACATTTAGCATTCCTATCTATATCAGTCCGCCTACTAAAGTACGCAAGATGGGTGTTATTACAAATATTATTACAAGTATGTTTGACGAAACTTTAGGAACAATCGAAGGTGGCGTAAGCAAGCCTGTACTAAATGCATACGATGATATTCCAAGAGCAGGAGTTACCGAAGGTGATTTTGGCAGAGTAGCACAATCTGATACAGCAACACAAATGGCTAATGTTAATTACGCTACATGGGGTGCATTTGTTGACGGTAACTCTGTACAGTTGTTCTCAAATGGCATAGTTGGTACTAAGAACTGGAGAGAGATCTTTGAAGCATTGCCAGGTATGTATGCTGCTGACGTAAGTCGTGTATACTTTACTAACCAAGACAATGCAAGTACAATTACTGGCACATTTACACTAAGTCCGTTTGACGAAGGTAAGATACTTATTAATTGGGATACTGATAGTTTTCCAAGTGATACTGTAATAGCAGCTCGAACAAGTATTGATTATATCATCGATCCAACTAACTACAATCCAAGTGCTATTAAAACAAGCGGTGTGCGCTTATTACTATTAAATGACGTCGGCGATGCTACTGCTACACAATCACCAGTTGCGTGGCAAAACACAGATACAAGTGCATTAGTTGCAAGTGCAAACGATATTATTGAATGGAACGGTACTAAGTGGAATATTGTGTTCGACGCAAGTGCTGCAACAGAAGTTACATACACTACTAATTTAAATACAAGTGTGCAATACAGGTTTAACAATAACGAATGGTTATTAAGTATTGACGGCGATTATCCAGTTGGCACATGGAGAGTTGAACTAGCAGGCTAATTATATGTATGAACGATATGATTACTTGCAGTGGAGCACTGTTTTACACCTTAGATACAAATAGATTTTTATTCCTTCACAGAGCGCAAGGTAAGCGTAATAATCTGTGGGGCCTTGTCGGCGGCACTAACGAAGGTGCAGAGACACCATTTGAAGGGTTAAAAAGAGAAATTGAGGAAGAAATTGGATTTCTGCCTGCGATTAAGAAGACACTTCCTTTAGAAAGCTTTATTTCTCCTGATAGTAGATTCTACTTCCACACATACCTTTGTGTTATCGAAGAAGAATTTGTTCCTAAGCTTAATATCGAGCATGACGGGTATGCTTGGTGCAGCTTTAACAAATGGCCCAAGCCATTACATCACGGACTACGCAACACACTCCAAAGT